TATATTATATCACGATTCTTGCAGTTTGTCAAATATACGTTGTACAAAGGCACCAGAAGTGGTAGTCTTTCTCACAACCATACCAAACCATTCTTGTGGTAAGAGATTGGAGATATATTCATATGGGTCCAAGAAGATTGCTTCGAATCGGTCAATATTGTACAACTTATCTTCAACAGCATCATCTTTAAATAAAATAACTTCGTAAGTGTGACCCAAATAATTTCCACCAATTGGTTCACCCGGATCTTTTAATTGATTTGCTTCAATGTGAACTTGGCCTTCTTCTTCAGTCGGCATAAAAAAGATTGCATCGAATGGTCCTTCAGGATCATCCTTGAGTTTTTTGAGATAGTCTAACATTGTAATCCTTGATGTGTGATTTTCTTACTCTTACCATTATCCATGAATTGTAGTAATCATCTGTTTCCATGACCCCACGGATAAATTGCTCTTTTGCTTCGAGATAACCACATTCGCCTTTGGACTGGCAAAGATGTAAGATTTCACGGGTGAATGATTCATGTCCCAATAGTAACACATCTTTAGCCAGTTCGGCACTACTTCCATAGTAAGTTTGCCATCCACTTGATGCTTTATACCGTTTTTTCTTACCTTTGACTTGTTTGGTTTTGGAAGAATAAAAGAATTTCTTACCTATGTATTTTTTGTTATTCGTGGTATTTGTAATTAAATAAACGAATCCGTAATTATTACCAATCAAGTCTTCCGTAAAATCAGTATTATTATATTGCCAGTTTAGTCCCATTCTCCATTATCCAAATCGTCATCATCCTCTATATAGTCCTCGGATAATTCTTCGATTTGTTCACCACAGAATGGGCAATGTTCTGGTAAATCTTGGGAAACCATTTCTTCCATAAACGCTACGCTATAAGTTGATTCACAACTTAAGCATTCTCCTGATAGTTGTTTTTGTGTCATGTTGAACCTTTAGTGAGCCCAAACATCACCCCAATCTCCTGATAAAGAACCTTTAGCATAATCGGTTGCTCTGTTCTCAAAGAAATTTGTGTGTGTTGGTGCATTAATCATTTCTTCTACCCATGGTAGTGGATTTCTTTTCACTTTAAACTGGCCTTTGAGTCCCAAAGAAATTAATCTTCGGTCGGCAATATAACGAATATACTTCTTAACATCTTCTGCTGTTAAATCTTCCATTGGCCCCATTTGAAAAGCCAAGTCAATAAACTTATCTTCTAATTCTACCATGCGTTCAGCAATGGTATATAAACGACCTTTTAGTTCATCGTTCCAAATTTCACGATTTTCTTCTATGTATGTGCGGAATAATTTAATCATATTCTCGGTGTGTTGAGTTTCGTCAACAATAGACCAAGTAACAATTTGACCCATACCTTTCATCTTACCGTGGCGTGGGAAGTTCAACAACATAATAAATGATGAGAACAATTGCATACCTTCGGTGAAGGCAGAGAATGTAGCAATGTGTGCTGCTGTGTTTTCTTTGGTTGTATTTTGTTCAGCAATATTCAATACATAATCATGCTTCTCTTTCATCTCGGCATATTCCATAAACTCATTGTATGTTGTTTCTGGTAAACCAAGAGTTTCAATCAAATGTGAATATGCGGCCACATGAAGTGCTTCACGAGCAGCAAAGCCCAACAACATCATTCGTATTTCAGGCTGAGGGAAATAAGGCAGATAATTATTAACATAACCGCCAGCAACGTCAATGTCTCCTTGGGTAAAGAATCGGAAGATGTGTGTGAGAAATTGTTTTTCCTCTTTTGTAAGCTTTTTCTTCCAATCTTTAACATCTTCGAGCATTGGTACTTCAGAGTGTAACCAGTGAGATTGCTCATGCTTAAGCCATGCATCATAAGCCCAAGCATAATTAAAAGGTTTAAAATATGAACGTTCATCGGTCATCCTTGATTCTGTTTTCTTAATCATTCTTCTCTCTACTATATGTTAAATGAGGAACCGCAACCGCAGGTACCTTTAACTTCGGGGTTTGTTATAACAAATTGTGAATTAAATTTTTCTTCTTTATAATCTAATGTTGCTTCCATTAAATATTGTGCTGACATAGAATCAACAAATACTTTAACATCATCTTTTTCAATCACAAAATCATCTTCTTCTTGGGTTTCATCAAAACTAAACTCATATTGAAACCCCGAACAACCTCCACCTTTTACAGACATTCTTAATGCCATATTAGGATTCTTTTCTTCTACAATCAAATCTTTTATTTTACTAAATGCATTATCGGTTACTTTAACCATTTTATACCTTACATGAACATTTAAGTTCGTAATCTTTTATTGCTGCTTTAATCGCATCTTCCGCAAGAATTGAACAATGTATTTTAACGGGAGGTAAAGCCAACTCTTCAGCAATTTGGGAGTTTTTAATTTGACCAGCTTGTTCAAGTGTTTTGCCTTTAACCCATTCGGTAACAAGTGAACTACTAGCAATAGCAGAACCACAACCATACGTTTTAAATTTAGCATCTGTGATGATACCATCAATTACCTTAATTTGTAATTTCATCACATCACCACAAGCAGGAGCACCGACCATACCAGTACCTACGGTATCATCTATTTCTATCTTACCTACATTTCTTGGATTCTCATAGTGATCCAATACTTTTTCTGAATATGCCATTTATCCTTCGCAAGCTATACAATCGTTACCTTGAGCAATTTGTGTCATATCTAGCTCTTTGATAACATTTCTCTCAATCTTCTTAGATACTTTATCTGCCTTACCAATCTTTTCAGAACGGCAGTAGTAAAGTGTTTTCAGTCCTTTTTTCCATGCCATAAAATGAATGGCGTGAATATATTTAATGTGTGCATCTGGCCTAAAGAATAGATTTAGTGATTGTGCTTGGTCAATATATTGTTGTCTATCACCAGCCAATTCAATAACCCATCGTTGGTCAATTTCCATGGATGTTTTAAATACATCTTTATCGTGTTGTGACATCCAATCCAAATGTTGAACAGAACCATCATTAGCAATAATGGATGACCAAACATCATCGTACCATTCGGCCGATTTATCATGTGATAGTTTAGTAATTAATTCATTTAACCAACGATTCTTATTTAAGAAGGATCCCGAAAGAGTATCTTGTCGATAAGCGTTAGCACGGTAAGGCTCAATGCTAGGGCTAGTATTACCCATGATAATTGAAGAGGATGCGTTTGGTGCAATAGCCATAAGGTGACTAAAACGATTGCCAGTTCCCACCGCATCAGGAGCCTCACCTCTTTCCAGTCCAAGTTCTTTATTCGCAACATCTAGTCCCTCTCGAATAGATTTGAAAATACGGTTGTTGGCAACTTTGGCCATAACACCTTCAAAAGCGATTCCGTTACGCTGTAGATAAGCATGAAACCCGAGAGCACCAATGCCAATAGAGCGCTCTCGTTGAGCGGAGTATCTAGCACGACTGATACTGTCAGGAGCATTATCAATGAAGTAATTGAGCACGTTATCAAGCATCTCAGCAACGTCTTTAAGAAATAGTTTGTTATCTTTCCATTCATCATATGTCTCCAAATTTAAACTCGATAAACAACATACTGCTGTTCGCTGTTCATTGGTGGGTAAAATAATTTCAGAACAAAGATTTGATTGATGTACTTTTAATCCCAAATCTTTTAAGTGTTGTGGTAATTTATTGTTGCTTGTATCGATGTAATGAATGTATGGTTCACCTGTGTGCATACGCAATTCGAGAATCATTTGCCATAACATTTTCGCTGATACAGTTTCACGAACTTCGTTTGATGCTGGATCAACTAACTTCCAAGAATCATCAAATTCGGGATCCAACATAGATTGTTCAATGATGTGCATGAACTCATCGGTGATATTAATACCATGGTGTAAGTTCAAACAACGTTGATTTTGGTCGCCTGTCGGCTTTCGCATTTCGAGGAAAGATATAATATCTGGATGACTTATATCTAAGTAAGCAGCATACGAACCCCTGCGAGTACGGCCTTGCCGATATGCCAAAGAACTCGCATCATAAATTTTGAGATGTGGCATAACACCTGTAGACTTGTCATCAGCAGAACGAATACCAAAGCCGATACCGACTCCGCCACCCAACATAGACAGCCAATTAGTTTCTGATAGATTATCAACTAATCCCTCTGCAGTATCTTCAATATAATTAAGGAAACATGATATAGGCATCCCACGCTTACTACGACCAAAACTGAGAATGGGAGTAGAATAACTGAGCCAATGCTTACTGCTGTATTCATATAATCTTTGTGCATGGTCTGGATTGCTCCCAAAGGTTTTTGATACAAAGGCGAATCGGTGTTGTGGACTTTCTTCATCTTCCCTCATGTAACTTTCTTTTAATCGTTTGATGCCTAATTCGTCAAAAAGTTTATCTTTTTCTAAATCAATTTTAATTCCTAGATATTCCATATTCACCTTGTTGTTATTGTTGTTGAATTTAATTCTAAATCTGATGTGATATGCTAAACTTTCTTCCAATTCACGAATTCCATCTTTGCTCTAAGATTTATGAAGGTATTTTTATTTACAATATCTTGAATTTCATCCAATGAAAAATCAGAGTCCAACACCATATCGTTAATATCTTTTTCTTTAATATATTCTGGCCATATAACAACATTAAAATGGTTATCTATGGCGTGTTCCATCTTTGCGACTATTTCTTTGTTACGAGGTTCATTATCGAACACCAGAACCACATTGGACTTGTCCACGCAATCGGTGACCGATTCTAAATTGGAGTCTGCTGTTGCTATTGCGTTATCTAAAAACATTGAATCAATTGGACCTTCAGTAACATAAACCATTAACTCTGTGTTAGCTCTATCCATGCCAAACACTTTTTTATTATCATCATGTAGCTTCAATGTTATGTATCTAAGCTTGGATTCGCCTAACGCTCGCCCCTGAAGTGCGACCAAGTTCTTTTCTTTATCATAAAACGGTATGACGAGCCGGCGGTCTTTCTCTTTAAGGTTTGTGTTCTCAATCCCAAGACTTTGTATGAAGGCTGCGAAATCTTCCGCATAGTATAGTTGCGAGTGAAAGGTCTTTGGAATCCGTCTGTCATGAACATAGCCCTTAGCAAAATGCGCCTCTGGTAAACTGTCGATTGATGGAAGTTCCAACGCTTTCTTAAATGACGGTTTCTCTGTCTTGAAATCTTCAAAGTCAGGCTTGGGATAGTTGTTGTTTCCTGTTTCTCCATTTTTATATCTTTCAAGTTGATACTCTTTTACTAGGCTTTCGTCTACTAATTTTAAAAAATTATAAAATGTAGTTGATACGCCACAATTATGACACATATAAAAATAGTCATTTTGTTTGCGGTATACAAAACCACGGGATTTAGTTTTATTCTTTTGGGAATCGCCACACAAAGGACACCTGAAGTTATAGAGGTCGTCTTTTTTCTTGGCGAACCTTGGCAACTTAGGTGACATGCGCAACAGGAAAGTCCTGTCAATAAAAACACTCATAATATAGAAACCAATTAATTATTTAATAAACTTGACTATTGTATCAGGATTTACGTGTGAAATCAACCATGAGATAGCAATAATACCACCGGCTAACATCCACTTCCATTTGAGTAAGGCATCTAGAGCATCCTTCTCTTGTTTGTTATGGTCACTCATATCTTTACGGAGAGATTTGAATTCTTCCATAATTTCTTTGTTGGAAGTTTCCATTTTGTCCAAAACGGTATCTATTCGCTGATGTATCTCTTTGATATCGGCTTCCGTTTCTAGTCTACGATTATCCATGTTTGTGTAAACCTTTGCAATATGGCGGTCGTGTTGATCCACCAGTTTTTCTATGACCTGATCCATTTTATTACAAAGAGCAGATAAAGTCAATACTTGTGTCTTTAAAACACCAACATCAACTTTGATTTCTGAGATATCGTCTGCCATTTTATTTCTTCTTATCTGGTACTTTTGTACCTTCTAGTTTCTTGTGTGTTTTAACATTCTTACACACTTCCTTTTTGGTTTTTTCATCTACACGGCAGACTTTCTTTACCACGGCTTCAGCATAAGAAACTTGTGAAAAACAAAACACTAAACCCAATGAAATTAATAACTGTTTCATTTTATTTTCCTTTGGTTATCATAGCCTGGATTTTTGCTTGAATTGCTTTAGCCCAAAATGGTTGTGGAAAATTCCAACCTACAAATGCGCCGATTGCAATCCAAAAAATTGTATCTAACATGATTGTCCTTATAGTTCAGGTTGTGATGCTGGTGGTGGAGCAAATTTTCCACCCATGGTTGTTGGCGTTGGTGTAGGTGGTGTTGCAACAAAAGCAGGAGATGTTACACCACTAAAACTTGGTACAGGCGTCTGCATATTGTTTGCAGTAGTACTAGCCACTTTCTCTTGTGTTCTACCAAAAGCAGCAATACCAAGAACTGCACCCATAGCAAGGTGAAATAATCCTGCACCTTGTAATGTTAGTGG